CTGGAATCCGTAAACTCTGACAATGCACAAATCAGCATTCACAATCACGCAGTAGCTGAATCTCTCGTGGCAGTCCACCAGAACGGGCTTATCGATAATGAATATTTCGACAAACTCTCTGCTGGCCAAATCAAGATCACGCGGATTCATGAGCAGTTGACTCCGCTTTTGGCTCAGCCCGTCGCGGCGAATTCGGCCCAGATCAAAGGACTTTTGAAGGAAATTGGCGACATCGGCGCAAGCATGGTAGCGGACGGCACGGCAGGCGTAAAGAATCCGACTGCTCAGCAGAGAATCGTGAGCGAGATTCAGTCGATTATTACTTTGGCAAATTCAATTGATTCCACACTTACCGCTGCGGGAGTGTTGAAGTAGTGAAGCATCTGATTCACAAGGCGTTGATGCGCGTTATTCCTTGGAAGGCGTGGGGCTGGAAAGCTACGCATCGGCTTATGCGCGTGAATTATTGGGCCAACAAAGAACAATTTGATCGCTTGGCAATGCACGGCAGCGACCATCTGACAACTCATCAACTCGGGAGATTGAAAGGAATCTGACATGGCATCTCTACCTACTGACGTAGCATTAAAACTGGCTGCACTCTTGGCTGCTCTCACGGCAATCGGCGTGGAAGACTTGAACGCGATTCGCTCAATTGACACGCTCGGCCCTGTAGTGGCTGATAATGTGGCAAACCTTCAGGCAACAGCGCAGCAGTTCGACAAAGAAACCATTGACGCATTGAACGCTGAGCGCGTGGCGGCAGGACTCCCGGCATTGTAATAATAAAATGCATGGCCAAAAAAGAAGATTTACAAATCCGAGAGATAAACGGTATTATTCGCGGCCTCAATGATTTAGAAGCTGGCAGGGTAACCCCATTCGAGCAAATCGAACGCGAATTACAGGCCGAATACTGCCAAACAGTAACTAGTGTCGCAAGCACCTGCAACTGCTACGGCGAAGACATCAAACACACCCATTAACATGGACAACTTTCTCGATCAACAACTCCCGTTAGGATTGATTCTGGTTTTCATCCAGAACTGGGCTAAACAGCAGAAGTGGATGCCTTGGTTAACCTACCAGACCACCAGAACAAACCATCTGGTTTCAATTCTGCTAACGGGACTGGCAACATTAGGACTGCACACTTCGCACACGGGAAGTTTTGTGCAAGGCGGATCGCTACTAATAACTTGGCCAGCGGGAACAGTTCTAATTGCAGGACTTTGGCATTGGGCACAACAATATGCTGTAACGAAAGGGCTTTACACGGGCCTATCAAATCAATTGAATCCTCCCGCCGCTCAGCAGGCAACGGCAGTAGTTGAAAGCAAAGATATTCCGAGCGTAAAAGCCACAGAGACGAAACCATGAATCTTGGCTATTCATATCGGGCAGACGGTAACTTTCTGGTGCTTCTGATCTGCCAAGCTTGCAAAGAGCCTTTTGACGCTCATGCAACGGCTAACGCTGACCCTTTAGGAAGATGCCCAGCATGTATTCAGGTTGACGAATGGGCAGCACAGGAATTTCGGCAAGCTAATCCATGAAATCTGCCTGCTTACCGCCGAAGTTACGCGCTGAAGGCTTTCCTCTTGGCCTATTACGCCAGTATCCGAGAGCTTTTAGTTCATCTTTGAGCACTCGAAATAGCCGTGATCTGGTGGACATTCTCTGTATTTCCTCGCGCAATCTCTCTTCATTCAACCAAACAAGCTTAGGCATAGAGACATTTTACGAGGCTCTAATAGCATCAGTAAAGAAAAATGCCCAAAACTGCTGATTTTATCGAAGAGACAAAATCTCTCACGCCAGAGAAATCTTCAAAGAAAGATAAGCGTGGAATGCACCCGAATAGCCGTGCGAATCTTGCACCTTACCCAAAGGGCGTTTCTGGTAATCCCGGAGGTAAGCCACACTATGACGTGGCCGCTGAGATAGCCAGGGCCATCCTTGAGGGTAACCGGGAAGCTGCCTATGAAGGATTGGCTAAAGCCCTAATCAAAGGCAATGCCTATGTATTCAAGGAATTGTCCGATCGTGCCTATGGGAAGCCAAAAGAAACGAAAGAAATAAAGCATATTTATCAAGAAGCACCAGATGCAGAACTCAGCCAACGAATCGCAGACCTCGAACGCGAACTTGGTCTTGCGGCAGCGATTGATGAAGCTGGAAGAGCTGGCATTGCTGCGGCAGGAGAGAACAAGGCGAACGGCCATGCGAAAGATACTAACCTACTTTCCCGATAGCGGCCCGCTGCGCCGTGAGTTATATGGGAAGCATACGGATTTCTTTGCTGCTGGGATGACACATCGTGAACGCCTAATGTTGGCCGCTAATCGCGTGGGCAAGACTGAGGGTGTTGGTGGGTATGAAATGGCCCTGCACCTTACAGGGCAATATCCGGATTGGTGGGTTGGTCGAAGATTTAAGAAGCCAGTAAGGGCTTGGGCTGCTGGTGATACATCTAAAACGGTGCGAGAAATTCTTCAGCAAAAGCTATTAGGGCCAGTGGGTGCTTGGGGTACTGGCTTGATTCAGGGAGATTGTATTGAGCGCACGGTGCGAGCTGCTGGCGTGGCCGATACGGTTGAAATTGTCTATGTTAAGCATATTTCAGGCGGCATTAGCATTCTGGTTTTTAAGTCCTACGATCAGCGCAGAGAATCATTTCAGGGTACAGAGCAGGATGTAATCTGGCTGGACGAGGAGCCGCCGCTGGATATTTACACTGAGTGCCTGCTACGAACTATGACGAATAACGGGATGCTCATGCTTACATTTACTCCGCTGCTGGGAATGTCTGAGGTTGTGCTCACATTTCTCCCCGGTGGACGTTTAGAAGCACAGGCTGAAGGTTCCAAGTTTGTGGTTATGGCGACTTGGGATGATGCGCCACATCTGACCAAGGAATCAAAAGAGGAATTATGGAAATCCATTCCACCATTTCAGAGAGATGCGCGATCTAAGGGCATCCCGCAACTTGGTTCTGGAGCGATTTATCCTGTTCCTGAGTCTGACTTGCTGGTTGAGCCCTTCAAGTTACCAGACTTTTGGCCACGCGGCTACGGAATGGATGTTGGCTGGAATTGCACAGCTGCCATCTGGGGAGCTTGGGATCGGCAAACTGACACTCTATATCTAACCCATGAGCTTGCGCGATCCCAAGCCGAACCCAGCGTTATAGCACATGGAATTAAAGCTCCGGGCGATTGGATTCCCGGTTTTATTGACCCTGCTAGCAGAGGACGTGGACAAAAAGACGGATCACAGCTTTTGAGTGATTATGTTCAATTAGGTCTTCATCTCACATTGGCTGATAACGGAGTTGAATCTGGCCTTTATTCGGTGTGGAACCGCATGGCAACAGGTCGGCTTAAGGTATTCTCTAATTTGAGCGGATGGTTACAGGAATTCAGGCTATACCGCCGCGATCAAAAAGGTGCCGTGGTTAAGGACAACGATCACCGCATGGACGCTATGAGGTATTTGGAAAGCAGAATTCAGGCTATGAAGACCAAGCCAATTGCGCCAGTAGAAAAGATTGAATATCGCTACCCCGGACAGCAGAGTACAGCATGGATGGGCTGAGGAGTTAATTTTATGAGCGGATACAGAGAAGCACGCACGCCGACAGTACGCGGCAAGAGAATTGACCATCTCAGAATCAGGAAAACTGAGGATGGCGTAACAGTTGAACATCACTACGCCGAGAATGGCTTTGAACACTTTGCTCCAAGGTCTTACGAGTTTGCCAAGGATGAAAGCAGCGACCTGGTTGAGCATCTGGGCAAATTTGCAGGCATACCAGTAGCGGAGAGCACAGAGGAGCCTGAAAGTTAATGCCGTGGACTCCAAAACAGAAACGCTACCTGCTCTCTAAAGTTTCTCCGCTAACTGGAAACCAGAAGCAGAAGATGCTAACTGAGTTGCACGCTAACCCTGCAATGGGACACGCGCAAAAGTCTAGCAAGACTGGTGCTAGCCCGTTGCGCGCATTGATGAAAGCGAAGTGATGAGCGATTGGATAAGTGTCAAAGATCGACTGCCGGATGAGAATACCGAGCAGTTTCGCTATTTGGTGGTTTATGGCTCAATAAGCTTAAGGAAGTATGGGCCGAAAAAACCCATCGTTGATATAGCTGGCTATGGCAGTCGCAGAAACGATAACTGCAAGGATGATCCACGCGGCTGGAGGTGGGAAACACATTTTTATGAACTTGGGATGCTGGCTCCCTGTAATTGCTGGATTGACAATGTCACGCACTGGATGCCATTGCCGGAGCCGCCAGATGTCAGCTAAATACTTCCTCGATCTTCGCCAGCGTATAGCCAAAGTCGATTCAGGCGCAAATCTAGCAGTTGAAGGGCTAAACGAATATCTGCGCAAACTGGACACTGGTGAGATTGAACCTGAAATTGAGCAACAGAGGCCAGAGGAAACGATTCAGGCAGTGATACTGAAAGGGATGCTAAATGGCCAATAAACCTCAGCCAATCAGAAATAATCCTACGCCTTTAAGCACACTGCTGAAGGTGAAAGCGCCAAAGAAGAAATGACCTCAGGCGAGAAACTGGCCATAGTTCTGGTGATTGTGGCTGTGCTTTCGTTCGCTATTTCATTTTGGATATTCAGGAGAAAGCATTGAAGGATACCGTTTACCTTTGCCCGAATGCATGTTGCAAAGTTCCAATGATTCAGCCACTCCATGACCGCGTGCTAGAGGGAACGATGTGTCAAACCTGCGGACAGCGTAGAGGCGTTTGTGTTTGTGTCAATCCTAAATTTCCTGAGCCATACAAATATGAGGATGAAGATGATTCAACCCCTACACGATAGAGTGTTAGTCGAGCGCATCCCAGAACCTGAAGGCACAATCGTCATTGCCGAAAAGTACCGCGATCCCTCACGTATGGCCAAAGTGGTAGCAGTAGGGCCGGGAAGATGGATAGATGGCGAATTCTGCAAGACAGTGGTTAAGCCGGGGGATGTGGTTCACTTGCCGGGAATCGCCGCAAAGATATCGGACTGGGATGGCAGCGAGGGACAGATACTCATACAGGAACAGGATATTGGAGCGATTTTAGGATGATGGCCGCTTACCCTCGAATCGAACGAGGCGAGATTCCTCACGCTACCTTGTCACCCATACCAGCGGCCACAGAAATAATAACATGAGGATTTTCTTTAGCGCTATATTGCTGTGCCTGATATTCATATTGACCGCTATTTTGTTTCCGTTTTGGCTACTGGCTGGTGTCATAGTCAACCATTTTAATGCCCCGCAAACCTAAATTTGATCTGGAAACCGTAAAGGATATTACGGTAGGCCCGGAAGCCGCTGCCCGAAAAGTCCATAATCAGGGCAAACGTGGCAGCATCAAGCCTCAGTTACCGGGAGCAGACAAGCAGCGTCCGGGTGAGATTTACACTGCTAAGACTCCAGTTGAAGGCGTAGACCGCCTTGAGCGCGAGAACCTGAAAGCTGCCCAACGTGAGCAGCAGAGAGTAAATACTGCCTATGAAGGCAAGCCAAGGCCCGGAGAAGTACTCAGCGCAACCGATCCTGAAAAGGAAAAGGCTGAAGATCAGGCATTAAAGGATTTCCTCAGACTGGCCGGCGAACGTTTCAGATTGGCAGCAGAGGCATCGGCGGAGAACAGAAAAGATGCGCTGGACGATCTGAAATTCTTGGCTGGTGAGCAGTGGACTTCTGACATTAAGAATTCGCGTGAATTGGACGGCAGACCATGTTTGACCATGAACCATCTGCCTCAATTTGTGCGGCAGGTAACGAACGAGCAAAGACAGCAAAGACCTAGCGTCCAAGTCAATCCAGTAGGCGACAATTCAGACACGGATACGGCCGAGATTTACCAAGGCATGATTCGGCATATTGAAGTAAATTCTGATGCTGAAATTGCCTACGATACGGCTTTTGAGCAGTGCGTAACTCATGGTTTTGGATACTGGAGAATCGTTAAAGAATACGTTGATGACGGGTCAGATGAGCAAGAGTTGAAGATCAAGCGGATTAAAAACCCGTTCAATGTCTATTACGATCCCGCGTCAATTGAACCATGCTATGAGGATGCACGTTACTGTTTTGTAATTGAAGATGTTCCACGGTCAGAATACAAAGTCCGTTTCCCGAATAGCAACGAAGCTGCACTAACGGAATTTGTAAGTGTTGGCGATAACTTTGCTGATTGGGTAAGCCGCGAAACGATTCGAGTTGCCGAATATTGGTACGTGGAAGAGACGGCCAAGACGATGGTTCGCAAACATGATGGAACCACAGTCGAAAAAACTCCGGATATTCCGCCTGAGGCAATTCAGAATGAGCGCAAAGTCCTACATCGTGAGGTCAAGTGCTCAGTCATCAATGCGGTTGAGAGGCTTGAAGATTACGATTGGGAAGGCCGCTGGATTCCCATTCCGCCAGTCACAGGCGATGATTACGAGATTGACGGCAAGCGGTATCTAGCCGGATTAGTCAGGAACGCCAAAGACCCGCAGAGAATGTACAACTATTGGGTTTCGGCGGCCACAGAAATGATTGCTTTAGCTCCCAGAGCACCGTACATCGGAGCAGAAGGGCAGTTTGAGAACCACGAAGCACAGTGGAAAAGCGCAAATAACCGCAATTTCTCATACCTCGAATATAAACCTCAGGACGTAAACGGAAAGCCAGCGCCTCCACCTCAAAGACAGCAGTATGAGCCGCCGATTCAAAGCATCAACCTCATGGTGCATCAGGCCGACAATGACCTGAAAGCGACGATTGGAATTTATGATGCATCGCTAGGACAGAAGGGCCCAGATCAATCAGGCAAGGCTATTCTGGCCCGTCAGAAACAGTCTGAAGTGTCAACAATGAACTACTCAGACAACCTGGCGCGTTCGATTCGGCATACCGGCAGAGTTTTAATCGACCTGATCCCAAAGATTTATGATACGCCACGAATTCAGAGAGTCATCAATCCTGATTCTTCCGTGCAGCAGGTAGGAATTTACAACTCACAGAATTTACCGCCAAATGTTCCGCCTGATAACGCAGAAGATCAGTTGCTAGCCAAAGGCGTGAAGAAAATCTATGACATCGGCGTAGGGAGTTACGACATTTCGGTGAGTGTTGGCCCTTCATATCAATCAAAACGTCAAGAGTCAATGGTTTCGATGCTGGAATTCCTGAAAGCTTATCCGCAGGGTGCTCCGGCAATGGCTGATTTGGTAGCAGGTAACGCAGACTGGCCGGGAGCCAAACAGATTCAAGAGCGGCTTAAGAAAATGCTTCCGCCTCAGTTGCAGGATGAGAATGACGATGATCCTGAAACAAAGCTCAATAAAGTCACCAATCAGTTGCATCAGGCCATGCAGCAGCACGATTTGATGATGAAGTCAATGCAGGACATGGCCGAAATCATTAAAACAAAGCAGATTGAAACGAACTCGCAACTCAGAATCACGGAGATGAACAATCAGACCAAGGTGGCTATTGCCGAAATCACAACCAAAGCCCAGAACGCCAAAATGCGAGCGGAGTTTGAATTTGAGCAGTGGAAGATGGCCAACGGGTTTGCGCACGATCTTGGCATGGCGCGAGTGGATCACATTCATACGCTTGCGGAAAACGAGCAAGGCCACGATCAAGCATTAGAACAAAGCGATCAGGCAGGCCAGCAGCAACAGGACTTAGCAGCGCAGCAGGCTAAGGCACAGCAGCAGAATGGAGCGTCGGCGCAATGAGCGCGTGTAAATGGTGTGATCTCGGATGGGAGCTTGGCAGGTTTGGTTGCCATTATGAACCTATGCCGACCGATTGGGCCGATGATGAATTTATGGGGCGTATGCGGACTGATTGTCAGAATTGGGCAGAAAAAAGAAAGGAATTTTATGGTGAAGGAAAAACATTGCAAATCGTGCGGGGCGTGTGACACTTGCGACCGCTGCTCTCACTGCGGGAAATGTAGGAACTGCGGAAAGTTTGTCATGCAACCGTGGCCTTATTACCCGTATATAACTTGGACTATACCGAATAATCCGCCGTGGATGAATCCAACGATTACATGGACTACTGATAGTCCAACATCGGTGAGCGGATCAATAACTACAACTGCCAGCAATGGATTTCTGATTAGCTAGGAGAAAAGTAAATGCCTGAATTAACTGTTGCGAGTACCACCCAATGGGTAAAAGGTCAATCCGGCAATCCGCTGGGCAGGCCACCGCACATAGAAGGGCATTTGCCGGGATACAAGAAGCGCAGGGTGTGTATGGATT